GACGGTCCACAACATCAACCAGCAAGTTTGCCTGATCGTCGTTGAGTTCATTGCCAGCCTCAAGCGCGGTGAGTGCGTCGGCAAGTGCGTCGGCGTCGGTGTCTGTGCGCTGAGCGAGCAGCTGCGCCTTGCGAATGGTGGCGCTGGTCGCCTCGTAAGCCGGAAAGCCGGTGACAACAGAAACCTCGCGCAGCGCAATCTCATTGAGGTAGCGGCGCTGGCCGTCGTCGCTCCACTCATCGCCGCCTCGCGGGACATGGAAACCAAACGACATGCTGTCAACATCACCGCGCTGCATCAGCACCGACAGGTCGCGGGCGTAAGAAGTTTCAGGCATGTCGGCCTCAACTTTTAGGCCGCGGTTGTCCTCGCTCAAGCGCAACGTGCCGGCGCGAGTTGAGGCAAGCACCATGGTGTCCTCGTGATTGACAAACATCTTGATTTGGTTGCGCGAGGACAGCGTGCGCTGAAACGCTCCAGGCCGGATCTGCTCAATGAACGGCAGTGGCTCACTGTCGCTGTTGAACACAGCGGCATAGCCAGCAAACGTGCGAGTGCTGCCTTCCTCGCGCAACTCCAGGTCTTGAACTTGCACCTGGCGGGTTTCCACCTTGGTCATGGTGTGCCTTTCGTCCTTGATGCGCGCCGCCTGGCGTTCCAGCCAGCGCCTTGCAGGTTCAGGGTTTAGCGGGTTGATGCCCCACAGGTAATGGGCCACAGCACCAGCGCCAGGCCACTCGTCGTTATCTGAATTACTGTTCTTAGGGGCGTCAAGGTCTGGAGCATGTCGAGCGGCCCACGCATTAGCTCGCACCACCTTGTCGTCAGACATCTCGCCGCGAGCCATAAGGCGTGCCTCACGCAGCGTGCCCTCGGTTAGGCCGTCGCCGCCGTAACCCTCGCGGTTCAGTTCTAGACCGCGAGCGGCGGCATCTTGCACATATTGCGGAACAGTCACAGCACGCTCGCCGCCTGGCTCCATGTCCTCAGCAAGCGAGACAGCAACCATCTGGTCAATTGCTGCCTGCTTAGTGGTGTGACAGCCGATGACCTCGCCGTCATCTTTGATAGTTGCCCAGCCGTCGCAACCCTCAGCACTGTCGGTGATGAAGTAGGGCACTAGTTGTCCTGTTTCTGAATGAACACGCCAAGGTCTAATCCCGAAGGCTCACTGACCGCATAAAGTGCTTCACCTGGCAGCAGACGCAATTGCAAGGTGTCGCCTGGGTCAATGTGGGGCGCATTGCTTGTGCCGACCGTTGCGTTGCCGTAAAAAATGTATTCATTGCTGCTTTTGGTCATGTTGTGCATCGTCACAAATTGTGGCTCAGTTGATGGACCGACAACTTGCTGGGCAGCCGTTCCCAACGTCACCAGGTTTGTGCTGATCGTCATGTGATCTCCAAGAGCAGCAACTCGTCCTCAGCCTGTCGGCGTCGGTGTTCATGGTCAATGTGCACGCGAATAGGTGACACGCTAAGACGGCTTGTGCCATGACAGAAACCGAGTGCAGTGGATCTGCCGACCGAGCCACCAACAAGCCCACAGCGGCCTTGTGAGCGGCCCTGTGAAGTGCTGGCGCCTGTTGTAAAGCCCTGCGCCACAATCGGCTTACGCTTAGCCGCCTGGACGTAGTAACGACGCCCACCACCCTTAGTTGGCGTAGGTGTCGGCGTGGGCGGTGTCGGTGTTGGCCCTGTTCCAGTGACTGAACCGCTAGAAGCACTAGATCCCGCACAGGTGCCCGTGATGGCAGGAGTGCCACCAGCAGCTCCACCATTGGCGCTGAAGCCAATGACGTTGCCCGTTAGGCCAGGGGCACCACCTGCAACACCTGCGCTCGCCTGCGATCCCGCAACTGAGCCGTTGGCGTTTTCAACACCGACCACACTTCCGGCACTCGTGGTAGAGCCAGAAGCACTACCGACCAAGCCAGGGCTGCCTGATGCGCTGCCTGCGCTCGACGTCGCACCACTTGCCGAACCGGCGAAACCTTGCGCACCTGTGACGGTGCCCGTGCTGCTATTTGCTCCAACAATGAAACCGGTGCCTGGTCCTCCAAGCACGTTGGTGTCAAGGACACCCAGCGAGGCGCTGTCAAGGGTGAACAGCCCAGCCATGGTCTAAGAGACAGACTCGGACAGATTCCCGGCAGCGATGGTGTAGGTGCCAGCGTTGGAGAACGTCTGCGAGGTGTCCAAGGCGCGGTAACCGTAGAACGTGCCAGCGCTCACGGCAGACCAGTAGCCAAGGTGAGTAATGGTGGTGCTGGTCGGAACGTCAAAGACGATCTCAGCATCTGACAGTGCCGTGCCACCACTTGCTGCGGCCCAAGTGATCGCCTCGCGGGTGTAGGAGCCACCCGCGACCTCGTTGCTGCCTGATGCGTTTGGCTCAGCAGTGTGAAGGCTGGCGTAAGCGGCCACGGCTGTCAGGCCGCCAACTTGAGCGTTGAGGCCATTGTCATTGAGCGCCACTATTCCTCCACGATCTCAGTGATGTTGCCCGCTGCGTCGCGCTGCACTTTGCGGGTGCGCGCTGGTTGCTCCGGCACGGTGACGTTGACAACAGGCGCCGGCAAACCCCTGATGGCGTCTGACACAGCGGTGGCGAACTCTTGCGGGTCAAGATCGCGCACGGGATAGGCGTCAGCTGGATCTTCTGGGTCAAAATTTCCAGCCGCCTGCAACTGCACTGACGGCAAGCCAGTGTGTGTAATGGCTGGTATCCCAGCAAAGCCAAGGGCTTCTTCTGGGGCAAAGCCCACCTGGATCAAACGCACGGCGTTCATGACTCGACGCTCTTGCTCGTTGATGTTGGCTGCCTCAACGTTCACGTTGGCGAGCGGCACGCGGTAAGCATCGCCGCCGTCTACTGCTCGCTGATCTTCCAGCCGTCGCACGTCGTTTATGGACATGAAGCCTGACTGCAACGCAGTGCTGTAGGCGCTGTAACGGCTCTGTAGGTCACCGCGCAGCAACCCGTCCATGTTCCAGCGCATGAAGGCATCGCCTGGCAGAAGCCGCGAGTAAGCCGCCTCCAACTTGGCCACATACGGGCGCAACGTGTATGTAGCAAACTGAATGGCGTTTTCTTCATTGCTGGCATACGACTGCACGCCAGGGGCGGCAACCTGGAGCATGTGTTGCGGGATGCGGAACACCCGCGCCACTTCCTCGACCGCGAATCGGCGGGACTCCAGCATCTGTGCGCTTTCAGGGTCAACGCCTGTCTTGACGAACTTTGCACCGCCACCCAGGATGCCGATGCGGTGAGACTTGGACACGCCACGGTGCGTTGCCTCAAAGGTTTCCTTGAGCTGCATGGCCTGCTCTTTGGTGAGCATAGACGGCGTTTCCAAAATGCCTGACGTGACCGAGCCTTGGCCAAAGAAGCGGCCCGCGAACTCGTCCATGGCGGCAGCGATGCCCAGGGTGTCCTTCACCTGCTCAATGCGTGAGATGCCGCGCAGCGCACCAGGGCGCTTGATCTCGGCGATGTGCAGCATGTCCTCACGCGCAATGGTGATGCGATCGTCAAAGACAAACTCAACCTCGCCGTCAGCGCGCCGGCGCACCTCCACCTTGGTGGGGTCAAGCACAACCAGCGCAGTCACCAAGCCGGCGTTGCGTCCAGCAGTCGAGCGGTACACGCGCACAAAGGCGTTGCCGTCGAGTAGCAAGGACATCATCACCTGGGCAACGTGATCCTCGCGGGTGGTGCCACTGTCGGGGTTATCCACCCACATCGGCTTAGGCCGGAATGGGCGACGCTGACCGTCTTGCCTGATGTAAGTATCAGCGGGCAGCGTGCTGACGGTGTCCGACAGCAAGCGCACCGCAGCGTAAACAGCGCCAACCTTGAGCGCCGTTTCCTGGTTGATGACCGTGCCCGCTGGCGTGCGTGGCGCAATGTCTGCACCAGCCGCAAATAGCGATTGGTACGAGATAGCGCGCTGCTCGCCCAAGCCCAGCAGTCGTCCGAGCATTACTTGTCCCTCCTGGTGGCGGTTTCAACCGCAACACCCAGCAAGACGCAGGCAATGCCACCGAC